CTTGCGTATTTACCTGTTGCGTATTTTGCCATTATGCTCCTGGGTAGTATGCTTTAGGTGTAATGTACGTGCTTGAAGCTGAACCATCTTCTGCTAAAGCTCTAGCTAACTCGTCTTCATAATATAATTTCATTTGTTGAGTCAGCTGTGGTTGATATTTTTGTGAAAGATAAAAAGCTAAACCTGCCGTCATACAAGGCACAAATCTAAAAGGTACATCTGTTGCATTTGTATAATCTCCTGCATCTTGTATTCTTTTAATATAATAAAAATGCATATCTTTAGAAGCATTTGTAGAATCAGGAGTAGGATAAATATGTACTCTAACTTTATCAATAAATCTTTCAACCCAATATTGATTAGGTGTTCCTTTAGATAATTTGTTTGAAAATCCTGCATAAGTAGATCTATCTACTTTAGTCATTGGATTATCTGATTGAGTTGTTTGAGTTCTATTAGATCTTAATTGTGCTTCAAGAACATCGGACATTCCATAAACATTTGCTGGTGTAGAAACAGCACTGGTACCATCATTACTAGATCTAAAAAAATCATAATCTGATTGTCCTTCAATTAGATCCATATTAAGTTCGTCTATTTCCCAGTAATGAATACCTCTATTACCCCATTCTTGAAATAAAATATTAAGAGATCTTCTTGCAGATTTAAGTTGATAACCTGCAACATTTTGCAATCCTATACGTTCAAAAGCATCCTCTACTATTTCATCAATAGCAAAAGTTTTGTCGAACGTTGCTGTTCCCGAAGTA